GTAAGCTCAGGCTCTCGAAAAGTGATTTCTTGAGAGATACACTTCCCTATTCATGCAATCGTCTATTGCCATCTCTACTGATAAACTTTATCATGACAGGAAAAGAAAATCTAAAAAAAACTCTATAGTAAACTATAAAATTACAAGATTCTTCTTAAAATGTAATGTGCGGAGAACATCAGAGATGAATTCCTCTTCTTGATTGAAAACTTTACCAAAAAAGTCATGACAATCTTATCAGTAACATTAAAAAAATGTTTCTTCTTTTTTCATCAGATAATAAAATCTGAGCATTGTACGATCACCAAATTAAGTACCGTTCCAGACTTAATAGGCTTTCAGTCCTTCACGTACTGACGAAGCTACACCCCACTATTATGTCAAATAAGGGTCAATACTTTAAGTCATTTATGGACGTTCCTCTCGTACTTCTACATAATACTTTTTTTGGTGATCTTTTACCTCAATAGGAAAAAATGCTATGTGCATTACACGATTACAGGGTAAAACTCACCTGTCTCACGACGGTCTAAACCCAGATCACGTTCCTTTTTGAGTGGTGAACAATCACACCCTTTAAGAATTCTGCTTCTTAAGGATAAGAAGAGCCGACATCGAAGGATCAAAAAGCTACGTCGATTTGAACTCTTGGCAGCCACAAGCCAGTTATCCCTATGGTAACTTTTCTGTCACCTTAGACAAGGCAGGAGGTCTTAGTCTAAGGATCGATAGGCCATGCTTTCACAATTTTCACTGTTACTGGCAGTTCAAATAAATCAACCTTTTCTCCTTCTAGTCTACAGGAGATTTCTCTTCTCCTTGAGGTCTACTTCGGACGCCTTCGTTACCATTTAGAAGGCGTGCCGCCCCAGCCAAACTCCCCAACACGGTATGTCTCTTTCATAACTTACCATATTTCCAAAAAAAATAAAAATAAAATTTCTTTTAATTTTAATTTTTCTAGAGGTTTGGTGGCTAGAATTTAATTCAGTCTTTTATTAAATAAATAATAAATGACGAACTTAGATACATAGAAAGATGAGTCAACTAACAACAAGAGATAGAGGTTTTTCAGGTGCGCACGTAAATGCTCCCTCCTACGACTATATTCTCTTGGTCAATTAACAAACCGTGTATAGAGTTAAGCTCAACAGGGTCTTCTTTCCCCATAAACTATTCCAGGCCCGTTCCCCTGGCTGTGGGTTCGCGCAATGGTAGGTAGGGACAGTGGGAATCTCGTT